CTCTAAAGTCTGCTGTAAAGGTGTATCTTATCACCGCCCCTAAACGAGGGAAAACAGCAACTATCAATGATGATATTGTAGCCGAAATAATGCTAAATACCTTATACATTTGTTTATTTAAGGTAGAAATTGTGGTAGAGACGACAACAAATAATTTAAGGTAAAAGTTGCCTATTGTTGCTGTCGAGTTTGCAACTACAAACAATAATTTGAATAGTATGTTATGTAATGAAACTGTAGCTATTGATGTTGACACAGATGTTAGGGTTTTCCCTAATAACTTTACAATGCTTGACACAGAACTTGACAATGCAGTCAAAGACTTGGGCAATAACTTTACAATAGTAGCTACAGATGTTGATAACGCAGTAATTGTCGTTGAAATGGCTTTACGGATACTTGGGGTACTTGCCACATTAATACTAAAAGCAATTAGGTGAAATGCCGATTCAGTTAATACAACAATAACGTGTTCTACTACTGTACTAATGATTTTGGCTATTGCCCGTTGTATAGAAGCAACGGATGTACTAGTTGCTGACAATAGCTTAATTGGCAGTTTGACCAAAGTGCTTACAGAGGTGCTTAGATAAGTAAGCGTCTTTGTAATGGACTTTAGGATTGTGGATGTGCTACTAGACAGATATGACAGCGTCACGTAACGGGCTGCATAACGGGCGATTGTGACCGTGCTAGTACTTAGGTATGTCAGGGTCTTTAAAATCGATTTAAGGAGTGTTACAGAGCTTGTAGACAGGTATGTAAGAGCCTGGCTAACTACTTTATTACTAGACCCCGAATAAGGGGCGGATGAGAAAGGTTGCTTCCCAAACATTACAGTACTACCCAACGACTCCCTGAAGGGACGGTTACCGTAACGCCACTATTGATTGTCATAGGCCCTACTGTTAATGCGTTATATCCTGTTGGAATACTCCAAGAAGTAACAACAGTTGTAGCATTAGCAATAAGTCCAGCAACGCTTAAGCCACCTGTTGTAGGTGTTATTTTGTCTACTGTTTGGTCAAGGTTCATTGACATTTAGCAGTCCTCTGCGCCTTCGTACTGGCTAAAAGTCTTTAATACGCCATAAATTGCAGGGATTAAATCGCCTTTTAAGTCCTCAATAGCGATGTAATGGGCATCTTCTCTGACTGTAGCCATATTGCCTTCTCTAGCCGCTTGGTCATAGTGAATAGCCACTTGCACTTGGATATTGTCTTTTGTGCCAAAGAAGTTAGTAATTCTAGCGTAGGCTTCTGGGGCTGGTACGCCAAATTGTGTTGATGCTAGGTTAAGTTTTAGTGCCATGTTGTTTCCTTGTAGTTTAAAAATGCGCTATTAATACACTATTAGTTGAGTTAAGGGGTTATTTATAAACCATTAGTAAGTCATTTCTGTGGTTTCGATTTTTGCAACAGTTCTGATTGTAGTAGAAGCCTGTCCAGTAAAGGTAATTGCTAATCCACCATTCGCTGTATCTGCTGTGGCGGTGACTGTCCAAGTTGATGCTCCAGCGTCAGCCGCTACGATATTAGTCGTAACTGACCCCACTATAGCTGTTGTTCCCACACTTGAACCACGCTTAATAGCACCTTCTAGTGTCCAAGCCTTTGTATTTCCACCGCCTGTCACATTGGCAATAACAGTAGCTTTAAAGTAGTAAGCAGAGTTATTAGGTAGTATTACTTGGTTTGTTGTTCCTGCGGTTCCTGAACCATCTGTTGTTAAAACGCTTGGAGTAGCATCAGTTGTTTGTTTTGCAATAATTAATAAACCGCCTTGACCAGTTCCAGCGCCACTAAAGGCATTATATTGACCGCCTAAAGCCAAAAAATTTTGCAATCCTCTTGTTGTTGTATTAACTCCAATAGCCCCAGAAAATTGTCCATTGGCAGTATTGTTATATCCATGGGAAATAAAAGAACCTAAACCACTTGCTGTTTGAGATAAACCAGCAACAATTCCTGATGAATTTCCTGATGCAGTTGAGTTATAGATAGAGCCAGCAGTTGAATAAAAACCACCAGAACCAACAAATGCTCCAATACCACTTGCAGTATTTCCACGACCACCACCCACTACAGACCAATCACCACTAGCCACATTCCTATTAGCCGCTGTTCCAGCATCACCACCACCACCGATAAAGCTATATGCTCCTGTAGCTTGGTTGTTTCCTCCTCCGACTACTACTCCATGAGGTGTATAGAAAGATAGAGTAACACCAGCGGCAGTTGTAGCGTTTTGGCTGATTGTGAATGTGTAAGCTGTTCCAGTAATCGTTGTTGATGCTACTGTCTGGGAAACGCTAACCACCCATGAAAGACCTGAGCCAGATACGATATAAGTTCCTGCGGTAACGCCTGTGCCTGTTAATACTTGACCAGCAATGATTGTGCCGCTAGTAAGTGAGCCTACAGTTAAGGTTGTTCCAGAGATGGTTGAGGTAGCCATTACTGCTGGAGTACCAGTAGTTACTGTAGATGTTGCGTAGGTTGCAGAGTTAGAATTTGATATTACAGTAATACCAGTACCTAATATTAATTGACCTACTTTAATGTTGGCATTGGTAGATGTTAAATAAAGTGTAGTACTAGCTGTTACTGCAATAGTTGTAACTTGTGTTGTTACTGCGGCTAATGCTGTAGCAGAATTAGATTCACCACCAACAATTGAATTAAAATAACCAGAAGCAGTATTTAAATGACCACCAACAATACTAGAATAACCACCAGAAATAGAATTTGATTGTCCAGCAACTATGGCAGATACTGCGGCAGGGCTTCCACTAATAGTGTTATTAATCCCTGCACCAATAAATTGATAAGAATAATTGACTGCATTATTTGCACCACCAACCACATTGGAATTTACACCTATTGCAGTATTATTTGTACCACCACCAATAAATGTGTAAGAACCGCTTGCTACTTGTGTAGCCGCACTTCTATTAGTCTGCCAATCAACAGCATTAGCACCCCTAGCATTACCACCTGTGGCTGTTGAGTCAGTTGCTTGGGCTTGTAATGAAATCTGTGAACCAGTGTTGGTTACATACAAAGCAGTCTTAGCTGTGTAGTCACAGAATACGTCTTGCGTCCCACTGGCAAAGTTTACCAATGAGCCTGAATTTGATGAGGAAAGGACGGTAGTTCTCGCTAGAGTTGTACCGCCCGCCCCGATAGTACCTAAACCTACTTCCCAGTTTGCACCGCCTTGGTCGGCAATGACATAGTAAGTAGTATTGTTAGCTCCAATACCTGCAGAAAATGATTGATAGCCTGTTGCTGCCCCTAATAGGGTAACTGTACCAGTACCTGGGGAACTACAAGACTCTTTAACACGGTCTGCAAGTATGAAAGCCATTTAATTCCTTAACTAATTATGAGAACTGAACCTTGAAAGTAAACTGAATGCTATCGCCAGAGTTCAGTGGCACGCCAGTGAAATCTCCTTTAACAAACAGGTTGCCTGAGGTAGAAGCATCAAACAATCCAGCGTTGGTAATAGTCTCAGAAGTACCTGCAGTCTGAGTACCAACAACTTGGAAAGTGTCGTTAGTTGTAGAAGTTGTTACTTGTGAAGTAGTACCACTAACACGTGGTGTTACTTCGGTAAATAAAGTTGTATCACTAGCGGACGTTGTTCCTGCACCTGTACCCCAAGCCACATACTTAGGCTGAGTAGCTGCACCACCGTTCAGGTAGTTAGTAACAATCGCTTTACCAGTATTTACGAGGAGCGTAGCCATTTTTTAATTCTCCATATAAAACGGTTGATTGGGTTTTTGTGCCAGTAGTCGATAACGCCTAACTCTACCTTAGTTCCGTCTGCACGGATAATGGTAGCAATTAGTTCTATCTCTTTGGCGTTAACGTTAGCTACTTGCATATTAATCTTTGATAATTTCTAAAACAATTGTGAATGATGTTAGTGCTGTAGTTGCCGCACCGCCAAAAGTTGTTAAAGTAATTTTACCGTTAGGTGTTGTTGCGTTATCAGTAATACCACCAAATGAAGCAGCTTTAATTTCGCCACGACCAGCACATTCCCACAATAAAGCAGGTGTTGCACCATCCCAGTTTAATGTAACTTGGATGCCGTCTTGAATGTCAAAATTAATACGTTTAATACGTACTAATTTTGGAATTGTTCCTTGTGCATCAATTTGACTTAATGTACTTGGGTCAAGAACCACGTAATTGGTAATATCACCAGCATTCACCCAGCCAGTAATCTTTAATGTTGCGTTACGATAACCGTCATTTAGAGTCTGAAGTGGAAGAATCTGTGTTGCCATGATTAATATCCGCCTTTAGGCTTCTTTGCTTTAGTTGACTGGGTTGGGTTTTTAACTTTGTCTTTAGTAGGCTTTTGAACTGGAGCTTTAACTCCCATTCCAATAGACTGACCTTCACGTAATTTTTTGTTAGGCATAATTTTTTCCTTTAAATTAGAGAAAAAACCCCCTAGAGACCTTTTGGGAAACTAGGGGGAATCGCTCACGTGCGAGTTAATTAAACTCCAGGTGTGCCCCACAATGCACGTGGGTCGCCCCAACCGAAGGCATAACGCTCATA